CAGCGCCAGCGCCAGCACTGCGGGGTCAATGGGGGCGAAGCCAGCATCCTGAATATTCTTGCCATCGGAGGACCCGAATACGACTGCATTGCCAATGGTAGAGACCAGCGGTCCAGAGACATCACCGCCACTGGCCGGCCCCGGCTCGCCCTTGAGCACATAAGGCCCCAGCCACTGGCCGGAGACCCTGAAGAAATACTCCAGCGGTTCATCGACCTCGACGCGCAGCCAGCAATAGTCGTCATTGGGCATCGGGTTGAGCGCATTGCGCTGGGCAAGCGTGCCGCGACCGTCCGGCACGACTCCGACGCCCCAAGGGGTCTGCGCCAGCTTGCCGAGCCGATCCACGGTCCATGTCGCAGCGCGCGCCGTGGCTTCGGATGATGTGCGGGCAATAGCATACTCCTTGCCGCTGCCGTTCGCTCCCGGCCACGCATAGGCGAGCGTGAGGTGCGTATCGTCCTCGACGGAGAGGATCGGTATGGACAGGCCGTCGCACGAAAACACGCCGCCCTCGACGAGCGCCACTGCCCAGCCGGTCAGATTGCCCTCGACAATAGCGGAGCCGCCCGACACGCTCACCGTGCCGGTGTTGTAGATCAGGGAGTTCATGAGTTGGCTATCCTATGGGCTTGTCGTCTGGAGAAAGCTGGATGGCCTCAAGTTCGGCCAGTGTCGCCGCCGCCCTGAGCCGCGCCCTGATGGTCCGGAACTTAGCTTCCAGCGCCGCAATCGCAGCATCCTGGTTCGCTGCATTTTCGAGTATGGCAAGGCGGTCGGCCTCACCAGCCACCAGCGGCCCGCCGCCTGCTTCGGCCTGCCGGCGCTTTTCAGCGTGGAGGTCGGCCAGTGGCCCTGCAATCTCGGCCATCCTGCGGGCAAACTCCCGATCAAGCCGGCCGAGCGCTTCGTGGCGGCGCATGATGATTTCAAGCGCGGCGTCTGGTTGCCGGATTTCCGGCTGCCGGCAAGCCAGTACATCGTCCACACGCTCCACGAACGTCATCGGCTGGCGCACCTTGCGCAGATCCACGCGGAGTTGTGTAGTGTTCGGAGCCTTGCCGTCACCAAGCACCACCATGCGCTGGCCGGTCGGAACAGGCCGGGGGAAGAAACGCTGAGGCACGGAGCCGACCGTCAGGACATGTCCGGTGGATTCGTCCACGAGGACGTAGGCAACCTTGCTCATGGCTACACCTTCCAGAACAAAGCGCCGGAGGTGGATTCGACCATGAGGTAGCCGTTGCTGTTGGCACCCAGCAAAATGGTATTCCAAACCCCTATTTCGTAGGTGTAAGAGGTCTTGCCTTCGTTCAGAAATTCTGTGGCGCTGAATGAGCGCAAACCCTGATTGTTAGACCTCAACGATGCGATCGGTATGCCATCGCGGCGGACAACGATATAGGCATCAGCTCCCCCTGCGCCCGAGAGCGTGCCGTTCGCCCGCAAATTGATGAACTGGATGACAGGATTGCCGGTCGGGTTATCGACCACCACCGTTTTAACAACCGTCCAGGCGTCGATGTTGGTTGGCGGGTTGATGGGTGGGTTGATCTTGCCCGAGTAGCTCTGAGCGAAATAGTAGTCGAGGGCGTCGTACTGAGTAACGGCGCCAAAGGCGAACAGGTCGGTGATCAGCGTGCCGTCCTGTAGTATCTGGGCGGCATCGAGCTTGTCGGCCGTGATGTTGGTGGCGTCGAGGTCCTTGATACGCAGCCGGTTGAACCATCCTGTGCCGGTTTCATCGATGACGACAGGCGGCCACTCACCATTCGCATCGGCAAAGACGTGCTGATCGGCATACTGGACCCTGCGCGAAAACGGCTTGGCAGGATCGCCACCCTCGAAACCGACCTCAGTGACGGTCCCAGCCTCAACCCAATCGTCGGCGATCGACGCCCGCACCATATCCACCAGCCGGGCCACGACATCGCCCGTGCCGGCCACCACCTCGATCTTGCGCAGGCCATCGGCGGAGATTTCACCCACCTGTGCCTGCACCGCATCGAGGATGGATGCCTGCGCTGTGATCCGCTCGTCGGAGATATTCACCCAATCCGTTCCGTCCCAACGATAGAGCTTGTTTTCGTCGTCGGTGTCGGTCCAGAAGTCGCCAACGTTGGTCGCCGTGGGGGGGTCTGGCTGGGCAAAGGTGGCGATCCCCTTGGCTCCAGCGTCATCCCAGCTGCTTGTCGTGGCGTTCCAGACCCTGATCTTTTCGCCGTCGCTGGTGTCGATCCACAGATATCCATCCTCCAGATCGCCGGTCGGCGGTGACGGCTGCCTGTAGACCTGCGTCTTGGCCTCGATGCTGGCCGTCATCTCACGAAGGGCAATCGCCGTGGCGTTCCTGAACTTGCGCGTGACGGTGTGCATCTCGGAGCTGGCACCCGTCGCATCAGCCGTGCCGGCCGCGAGGATTTCGAGGCGGTCGCGCAGTTCGGCCTGTTCGGCGCGGAGTGACTGGAGCGTTTGGTAGACGTCCTGCTTTGTATCATCCAGCCCGATGCCGAGATCGTCATAGGGGACATTGACCGGCACGGCGAGAGGCGAGGACGCAAGCGTGTACCGGCCATCCGACATCAGCCCCCGAACGGTGAAGTGCCATATCCCGTTCTGGACGTTCAGGAACTCCGCGACTTGCTCAGTTCCGTCTACGACCTGCCTGATCGTGCCGTTGTCGCCAAGAGCCACAACCTCGAATGAGGTGTAATCTGGGCCGAGGACAGGCTGCCAGTAAAGACGCACGACATACACGCTGCCGTTTTCACCGGCACGAACAAAACTGTCCGCCTTCAGGCCGAATGGTGTGAAAGTTGAAACCAGCGGTGGCGGCGTAACTGTGCCTGTAGGGATATCGGTCGCGCTGTCACCGTTTTGCACATTCGGGCCATCGTCAACGAGATCGACCTCGGCAGAGAGATCGTTGCCCGGTCGAATACGCAGGATGCGATAAATGCCGGTTTCCTGATCGCGAATGCCAAAGGTGTATAGATCTCCAGCTTCGGGTGGCGATCCCGATATCGTGATGATGCTTTGCACGCCGGGATTTGTCGTCACCTGCCGCACGACCGATGTGCCGTCCCTGCGCCTGATACGGATACCGTAGAACTTGCCCGCCTCCATTATGGCGGGTTCATCAAGCGTCAGTTGCTGGTTGGAAACAGCCACGATGCGTCCCGACGCGAGGCCCTGCTGGACAACGTCATAGGCCATCGCCACGCGGTCACCGCGTTGAGCAACCAGATGCTCGAAATCGACCGTAAAGGTGTAGATGGCAGGACGCTCTTTCGCATCGGCATGCCTGTACAGGCCATGCTTGTAGACGATCTCGCGCGACGTGACGCCCGGAAACTCTGCCTGCTCATAGAGCTTGGCGTTATCCTTGTTGTAGCCGTCCGCAAAGCAAAGCAGTTCGTCCTCGATATAGTCCTTCTCGGCATTGACGAACTTGCACCGCAGGCCCTGAGGCAATGTCCTGTAGGTCTGGCTCCAGCGGAAATCCCGGCTGTTGCGCGGCGTAAAATGCTGGACGACAGGAGCGGACGCTTCCTCCCATGCTACCGACCACTTCCCATCCCGGAACGTAGGAACACCCCGCCCCGCTGCCGCGATGTCACGCAACGTGTCACGCACCGACGCGGTGAAATCGCGATACATGTCGAAGGTATAGCCTTTGGCTTGGCAATGGTCGGCAAAGGCGGCAAGCCCGGAAAGATCGAGGCGACTATCGGGGACTGCCCGTGCGTTGGCCGGCCCTTGCAGCACCAGCCGCATCAGATCGGCCGGATTGCGCGTCTCCTGCGCATCCAGCCACGTCGCCCCATTCCAGCTTTTGCCGACAGACGTCACCAGCGCATTCAGCGTGTCAACCACACCGTTGAGCTGCTTGGAAGCTTTGATGCGCAGTGCAGTGATCGCGAGGGGCTTTCCGAATGTGATCGGCGGGTTATCGACCCGGAAACTCTTGATGGCAGTCCATGTCACGTCCGAAAAATCACGCGTCGTGTTCTCGTCAGGGCTGAGACGCGTAACCCGGATATCGTAGCGGCCCTTGGCCACCCTGTAGCGAAACGACCGTCGCACCGGATCATTTGTGGCGCCAGAGAGACGTACATTGCCCTTGCCAACCCAGCTATTGGCACCGGCAACACTCATCTCGATCCTGAAATCGACATTCTTGCCTTCCCGATTCCCTTTCTTGTTCACATGGCAAAGGCCGGCAGGCGCGACGAAATCGATAACCACCTCATCCGCTTCGTCTGCTGAGGTTCGGGTGACAGGAACGTTGTAGGCGGGATCGATCGACAGATCGTCCTGTACCACCTCGGAGGGATAGATCGTCTGTTCAGGGTCATCTCCATAGCCCTCGAACGTCTCGATCTCGACGCCTTCGAACTCAGCAATGGAGGTATCACCGATGCGGATATCCTCGATTTTCATAGGGCCATAGCCCCAGACAAACAGCAGCCGCAGATACTGATCGTCGCCCTCGAACTCGGTGTAGGGCAGCGCGGCATATTTCGGCAACGCACGGATCTTGCCGAGCACCACCGGGATCGGTCCCCATTTCGATGCGCCGTTTCGACCAGCCGAAATCGAATAGGAGGGGTTGTTGTCTTCGGATCTGGTCTGAGTGGGCGGGAACAGAGCGTTGATCGCAAGCCCGCCAACCATCATGATCGCGCCGGCGGCGAGCGAAGCAACGACCTGTCCGGCAGTGCCACCGATGGCTGCGGCGATACCCAGGCCGGCCGGCCCCACGATGAAGGACGCAGCCACCGACAATGCGATCATGAGCACAGATTTCAGGATGCCGCCGATGGCTTTTCCTGCACGGGCGCGAACTGTGACATGAGCGCCGGATTTAACCCGCACCCTCTGCCATAGCGCCTGATCGACTGCATGGCCCGAGACAGAGACATCGGCACCACGCGCAAGTCGCGAGACATGGCAGCGCCGTGCAACCTCGTCTACGATTTCTGCCAGCGACAATCCCGCCGGCAGGATCAGGATTTCCGCATGGGGCTTCAGCGGATGTACCGCCGCCGTGACGGTGATCACGTCAGCGGGCCCAAGGATCTCGCCAGAGACAGGCGCGCGGACAAGTGCATTCATGGCGCTGCGCTCCTGTGACGATAAATACCTTCGACCCGACGCGACCAGCGGCCGGTGTCATATGGCTCGATGCAACTGGATTGGTTTTCGGGCATGTGGAGCATCAGCCCCCTGCGAACGATAATACCGACATGCCACGGTGCCTGACGGATCAGGATCGCATCGAGTGGACGCTCACACCCCACAGCGACAGGTATCCAGTCAGCGAGCCCCGCCTCGATCAATCCGGCAACGGCAGGCCGATCTGACGTGTCGGCGTATCCGCTCGAATGGTCAGGCAGGCCAATGCCCAGCTCCCCGGCATAGACAAGGCGCAGGAGCCCCCAGCAGTCGCAGCCATCGCGCATGCGCCCGCGATCCCGCCAAGGCAGGCCGACATAGTGATTGAGATCCATCATGTCAGGTGGATGCCCAGAGCCCGCCGAAGGATGAGGGTGTGAAATTGTCAGCCGGAAACGGCTCCGATGCCATTGTGTCGACAGTCAGCGACAGCACTACTGAGCCGGCATCCACATCGGCAGACGCCAATTCGAAGTCGGGGAACTCCATTTCGACATCATGCGGGGAACTGGCGAGTACCATCTCTATGGTCACCGATGCCGGCGTCACCGTCGATTTGAGCAGCGGCGTGATCTCACGCGTCACGTTGTCCAGCGTGATCTGGATGACGTTGGATGCATCCTCCCCATCCTCGGGCAGGCTCACATCCATCGGGAAGAAGTAGTAATTCTGTCCCCGGCTGATCGTGCCGCGCAACTGCTCCTCGGCGTCCAGCAGATCGGCATTGTCGGATGACAAGCGCCAAACGCTGCCCAGATCAGGGTGGCTGATCGTAAGCAGCAGCACCGGCAGTTCGTCCGTCTGCTGATCGAACATTGCATGACGGAAAGTCTCGGAAACGGTTCTCATGGCAGGATCACAAGGTCAAAACTTACAATCCAGTCGAGGCCGCGAGGGGCCCAACGTGGAAGATCGCGGCCGAACTGGACAATCCATGTTCCCGGCTCGTCCTGTGCCGGAAAGATGAAGGGTTTGACGCCGCCAGCTGTATCCGTCGTCACAAACGTCTTGAAGATGGCCAGTTGCTCGTTGGTCATGTGCATGGAGAAGGTCAGCGGCCGAGGCACGGCAGAAAACCTTCGTCGCACCTTGGCGATACCGGAATCCGTCTCGGTGCGGGCTCGGCCGTCGCCAAAGCCCGACTGATACCCGTCGCTTAAGGCTTCCTGTGGAAGCGTTGCCGGCCACGCGATCATCGCCTCACCACCTGATTGGACAATCCGTAAGCACCGCGTAGCTGGCGATTGGTGGCAGCGGATGGCCGTCCCACCTCATCCTGTGTCGTGCGGCGGATAAGAATGTCGAGCTGACGCGTTCCGTCCGCCCCAACGGTTTCCCGCTGCTCGACCTCAGGCGATCCGGCCTCTCTCTGATCGATGATGTTGACCACCATCCCTGCTCGGGAAGCTTCCGCCACCGGCTGATGTGCCACCGCAGCACTGCCCCCGTATGCATAGCTTGGGGCCGATGGGACATAGCCACCTCTGTCAAACCCCGGCAGGTTGCTGTTCGCCGCTGAGTAGAATGGCGTAACCAGCCCGCCCGTTTGGTAGCCCTTGGCTGCGTTGTGAAGTGCGTCGAGATAACCGATACCAAGCCGATCAACAGCGCGCTTGGACATCACATACTCGCCCGCATGAACGATGCCTGCTGGCTGGGATGCCGCCCCCGGCCCGGTGTAACCGCCATCGGCATAGAGCCCGCCAACACCAGCTTTGATTGCCGCTGACGCAGCAGGCGAGTAACCAGCGCCTCCGAAGGCACCCATCAACCCCTGGAACACATTGTTGATCATCTGATCGAGCGCCATGTCGATCAGCTTTTCAGCGATCTTGTTGAGCGCATTGATCGCAGCGTCTCCGAAAGCACGCCAGAAGCTCTTACCCTGTTCCAGACCAGATCGAAGATCGGAAACGAACCCTCCAGCGAGATCACGGGCGAACTTCATCGCCGCTTCAGCTGTTTTGTCGACAGTATCTCTCAATCCCTTCCAAGGATCGACTGCTCCTGAGGCGGCATCCTTGGCGGCTTTCCCGGCCCGACCCGATGCGTCCTCGACATTGCCGAAGCTGCCTGCCAGTTCGCGTATTTTATCAGCAGCGGCAGAAGCCCCCTTTGCAATCGCCTCGTAAGTAGCACTGACGTAATCCTTCCCTTGCGCGGCGTCGAAAGCACCCTGAAATGCTTCTCCGGCACCGCTTGCGGATCCTGCGTATGGATTGGGTATGCTCCGCTGCGTCCCATCAGAGTTTAAGCCGATAAGACCTCCTCCAATGGTCGGGATCGCGGTGCCCAGTTGGGTATTGATGCCCTCAATGAAGCTGTTGATCTCGGCCCGAAGGCTCCGAAGCATCGCAGTGACAGCAGCATAGAACCGGTTCGCGGCCTGATATCCGAGATCGCCAAGCGCCGCGGGCAACAAGTTCCAAGCTGCAACAACCCCGTCGTAGGCGCCAACGAAATAGCCAACGACAGCATTCACCGCATCTTTTGCCACGCCAATGATGTCAACGCCGAATATTTGGGTCAACTCGTCACGGAAAATCACAGCTGCAGACGTGATTGCAGCCAAGCCGAGAATGAACCATCCCGCCGGCCCCATAGCTGCTAGCCAAGCCGCCGTAAAAGAGGCTGCTGCGCGAAGGGCAGTTGCGCCCAAGGTGGCTACAGCCACCGTCACGGTTCCGATCCCGGAGAGGATCGCAGGGGCGTAAATGAGCGCAAGCGTAGCTGCGGCGCCAAGCAGATAGGGTGTAAGATTTTCGACGGCCCACGCCAATCCATCCAAGGCTTTTTTAGCGAGAGAGGCCCAATCGACGAGCTTTAGCAATTCGCCAAGGAGGATGCCCACGCCAACGGATATCGCGTTTAGAGCAATACCGATAAGCGCCTGCCTCACTTTTTCGCCCATGGCTATCACGTGCAGGCCGGGTTCACCCGCATGGTTGTCCGAGACGTTCTCGGGCCTGACGCCTTCACGTCCTTCACCTTCGCCTTTGTCGAGAAGCAGCCGCCCTACGACGTGCGGATCATGCAGTTGAAGGACAGCGATATCGACCTTGGCGAGCGTCAGGCGATGCGCGGGCTGGCGATCCTGGCCGAGTGCATCGAGCGCGGAGAGTGGCCCGGATTTGATGGGCACGACCAGCACATCTCCTACATCGAGATGCCGGCATGGGCGAGCACTCGAATTTCCACCCAACTGAACGCCGAGGCAGGGCGATACACCAAGGCTGAGGCTGAGCGCGAAGCCGCGGTCGAGCCGTGGCATATGTCGGCTATCCATCAGGACGATGTTGAAGATGATCCAGTGTCATCCCGTATCCGCATGGACACTGCCCGCATCGAAGCCTTGGAAGCCGAGAATGCAGAACTGAGGAATATCGCGGACCATGCCCAGAGATTCAAGGATGCCGTGTCCAATTGCATCAGCGACACCTATTTCTCGATGAACTCCGACTTGGCGACAACAGACGCGATTCTACACGTCAGCCTCTACGAATATTTCAAAGCCCGCCGCGCCCGTGAAGGAGGCAACGCAGATGGTTGATATCGTCGACGACCTGCGCCGGCTTGGTGACACAGGATCGGCCACCGAAGAACAAGAAAACATGCTGGCAGCGGCCGATGTTATCGAATACCTCCGCGCCGAGCTTGAGCAGGTGAAGCGGGAGCGGGATGAAGCTGTCGCGAGAGCAGACCGGCAAAAGGCGGCAGGCTTCTGTGACGCCTTCAACCTGACAGATGGGGAGCCCGTGAAATGCGGATGGCAACGTCGCGCCGAAGCCGCCGAGCGCCTTGCCGGGGCGCGGGTCGTGACGGATGCGATGGTGAAGTCGATTACGGACTTCGTCTGCGATGAAGTTCTGCCTTCTTACGGCATTAAGAGCGGCGTTGGCAGAAACGATCCTGAATTGCCCTCGGCTGTCCGCGCTGCTCTCTCCGCCCTTGCCGAGCCTGCCGGAGAGGTGGAGCCGGTGGCGTGGCGGTATCGCTACAATGGGAAATGGTATGTCTGTGACAGCGAGGCTGTAGCTCGCCTCGGTTGGGACGTGACACCCCTCTACACCACCCCACCCGACGCGAGCGCGATAAGGGAGGCGGCCGATCTGGCTCGCGCTTGTCTGGCCGGTCTCGTCTCCGCAGGCCACAACTCCCCACCACCACAACCAGAACAGATCGAAACTGTATTTTGGGAGCTGGACGCCGCCCTCGCAGGAGCCAAGCCATGAGCGCGCGGGACACAATCGCAAGGTGCATTCCGGGATCTAGTGCTGAAATGTGCTTCGGTCTTGCTGATGGGATCATGAATGCCCTCACTGCCGCCGGCTACGTCATCCTGTCTCCCGACGAGGTGCGGGGGATAAGGGATGAGGCGCTGGAAGAGGCGGCGAAGGAAGCAAAGATCGGATGGGTTACCGCCGACTACGACACTGTTGGCATAGTTGACGCCGACAAGGCCATGGCGCTCTGCGAGCACATCGAAATTGCCATCCACTCGCTGAAAGGAGGCCGTGATGTCACCTAAGCAGAAATATGACGAGCGCAAAAGGCTGCGAATTGAGAACGATCTGCGCGCCGAACAGCGCCGGAAAGATCGAATGGACAAGCAAGACGAGATGGACGCCCTCGTCACGTCCATTGGCACATCGTTACGGCGCATCGCAGACGTTTTGGAACTTTGGGCAGACCTTCAGAAGGATCGCGTCGATGCACAGTGACCTTATCGCCAAGCTGGGCACGGCGAAAGCGCAAGCGTCTCAACTGCCATATCGTGACGGCGACGGCTATTCTTGGGGTGGAGAGGCAGTGCTGACCATAGGCTCCAGATCGATAATGATTGGCGCGGGCAAAGAGGCTTTGGCGCTTGCCCATGAAATCGCTCGCCGCTGGAACGTCGATTACGATGACGCGCCCGACGCCCTCAAAGCTCTGGAGGCGCGGGATGGCTAAGCTAACCCCACGCCTGAAAGACGCCCTCGCGGAATTGCAGCGGTATACCGAAGACAGGAACGTCATCTACTGGTGGCGACGCGCATCAATGGCGAAACTTGCGGAAATCGGCTTGGCCGAAACATATCGACCGGCGTCAGTGTCCCGCACGAGGAAAATGCTCCCATACCGCATCACCCCCGCCGGTCGCGCCGCTCTCACGGAGGGGAAGGATGAGTAGAGCGGCGTCGATTCTTGATCGAGCAATCTCACCGTCCGAGGCTGTGGAGATCCTGTGGAAACGGGGTGTGGAAGTTTCAGAACGCACTTTGAAGGAGCGCGCACGCGAAATCGGGGCATATCGTCAGATCGGAAGAGCAATCTTCTTCACCCCTGACGATCTCGAAAGGATAATGGAGCCGCCTGCATGCTCACCCTCACCAAGCGCCCCAAGAGCCCGTATTGGATCGCACGGGGTACGATCAACGGTGTCAGATTTGAACGAAGCACGGGCGAAACTTCAAAGCCTGAGGCAAGGAAAAAACTCGCGGCGATAGTTCAAGAGTTGCAGTCCGCGCCAGAGCCAACGAGTTGGCGCGACATGACGTTTGCCAAAGCGATGACAGCTTATATCGATAGTGGCAAAGACACTCGATTTCTCGATCGCCTTCTGGAGCACTTTCAGGAGACGACTCTGGGCGCGATCGACAACGTCGCGATGACCAGGGCCGCCAACGCAATTTATCCGGGACGTGCACCAGCGACTATTCGGCGCCACCTGTATGTCCCTGTGTCAGCCATCATCAATTTTGTGAAAGATGACAAGCTGCGCGCGCCAAAGGGTGGCGGAGCGAGAACTATGTTCGTCATGCCAGCACTTGCTGACGCCATCATTCAGGCAGCAACCTCGCAGCCGAGCCCTTGGCTGCCGGCTCTGATCACTTTTTGGTTTAGCCAAGGCACGCGCGCGGGGGAGACGTTTGCGATTGATGGCCAAAGTGACATCGATCTGGTTGGCAGGTGGGCGATGCTACGTGACCCCAAGAACGGCCATGAACGCCGCGTGACATTGCAGCTAAGGACCGTGGCCGCTCTGTCGAGACTGCCGAACATTGGACAGCCCGGCCCGCTGTTTCGTAGATTCGACGGGAAACCCTTCACGGAGAAAGTTGGCCGCGGGGGGCAGGTCCGAACTGCCTTCGCTCGAGCTGTAGAATCCGCCGGGGGAGACAAAGCGGTCATCACTCCACACGTCTGCCGCCATTCATGGGCAACCTGGTTCTATGCGCAGACGAAAGACACGCTACGCCTCAAGGAGGAAGGCGGATGGCTGTCGAATGAGCACCAGCGATATGTGAAGCTGGGAACGTCGGAGATTGCTGAAGAAGCGTTCAAGAAGGGGTGGGACTTCAGATCTTCGGGGGAAAACTGGGGGAATGTGGTGCCACTCATAGCGAAAACAGGCACTTAG